ATTGGATAATGAATAAGTGCCACGTGATGCGTGACAGCGGTGTTTGGGGCGGAGAGAAGCAAATTTCCTACGCTAGTCCAGATGGTGAATACACGTATTACATAAACAGAAAGAAAGATGGAGGTTATTATTTACATGGAGCAAGTAAACATTACGGGAGAAATTGACAATGTAAACAAACCGAGGAGTGTTTGTCAAAGAGGAGGATTTATAAAATGAAAAATTTTAAAATCCTATGTGTTGTTTTATTCGCATCCTTGCTCGTAGCATGCCATCAGATTTCGAGTGGGACAGTGGTTGATAAGTATATTGATGAACCTCACACAATTTTCATACATGTTATGAATGGTAAAAGTTCGGTACTTGTGCCAAAAAGAACCAAAAGAAAATATATTCTAGTTGTTTCTGGACATGTAGGAAATAAGCACGTTGAAGAAACATTTGAAGTGACAGTTAATGAATACAAGCACTATGAAATTGGCAACACTTTTATACAGGATGCTGTTTTAGAAAACAAGGAGGGTGATGAATAATGAATCCTGAAAAAAATGACAACGTAAACAAACCAAGCCATTACCAAGGTCGCTATGGCATGGAGTCCATCGATGCTTTAAGAAATTTCATGACACCTGAACAAATGAAAGGCTTTTACCTTGGGAACGCCTTGAAATATTTACTACGTCATCAGAAGAAGAACGGTCTTGAAGACCTGAAGAAGGCTAGAAAGAACCTTGATTGGTTGATTGAGGAATTGGAGAATGAGAATTAAAACATCGAATGGCGCAATCGTCAGCGTTAACAACATAAAACGCAGCATCACGATTGAAGGAATCGAGCTCGGCTCAGATTGTCAAGCGTTAGTATCTAAACATCAAGACGGCACAGGTACGATCACTTTAGTCTTTGATGGAAAGATTATTTAGAGGAGGTTTGCTATGAGGTTAAGACTAAAAGAATTTAGGCAAGACATGGCTCTATCAGTAGCTCAAATGGCAAAAGAAACTGGAATCTCAGCCAACACATTACATTTATATGAGCGCGGGAGCTATCCTTCTATCAAACAGATTGAAACTATCGCAAAGACTTACGATGTAAATCCTGCTTGGCTGTTAGGATGGACAGAAGATGAAAAACTCCCTGAAGTCAAAATTGTTGAAAAAGTAATTTACAAAGAAAGTCCAACAGCAAGACTGCCAGATTATTTCAATAATAATAACGACGGTAAACTTATCAAGTGGAAACAACCACGAAGATTTTTAGGAGGTAGAGTTTGAAGAAATTGAGCGACGAAGACCTTAAAACGTTAGATAGAGAACTTTTCAAATTTCAAAATATCCAACGTACAATAGACCTAAGAAGGTTAGAGCTAGAAACTCGAAATCCTGATGTTCAAAGTGGGCCTACTGTAGGAATAAGCAAACCTACCGAAACTATCGCAATTAGAATCGCAGATGATCCAACCTTGAAATTTCTTGAAGGGTTCAAAGCTATTATTAACAAACTCCTAATCAATCTAGTTGATGAAGATAAGGAAATCTTTAATCTGCGCTGGAGATATCCTCAACTGAGATGGGAAGAAATAGCAGAACAAAAATTCATGAGCAAGGCTACAATCTATCGACGTAGAAGGATTATCCTAGAGCAGTACGCTATACTGAAAGGTGAGTTGTAAATAAGATTGAGACAAAAGACATCTTGAAGTCTCACAAAAAAAGGTTTATCATGATAGCATGAACTTCTGAAACAAAAACACATATCACACTTGAGGAGTCAACCTTAATTCTAGTCAAAAAGTTGTCCAACAGAAGCATCATCAAGAGTCAGCAAACGCTGGCTTTTTGTTTTACAGAAAGGAGGTAAAATATGGAATATGTATCACCGATAAAAGACAGCGACGACATTCAGGCCATGAAAGACTATTTGAAAGAATGGAATGAGATGTACTACATGCTATTCATCACTGGTCTGAATACTGGATTGCGAGTCGGAGATATACTTACCTTGAAAGTTAAAGATGTTCAAGGCTGGCACATCAAACTGAGAGAACGGAAGACTGGCAAGCAGATAACAAGACGGATGACAAAAGAACTCAAGAAAGAAATGAGGAGATATGTCGAGGGCAAGCCATTTCCTCATTTCTTATTCAAGAGTAGGCAAGGTCAGAATAAAGCGATCACTCGTGAGCGAGCCTATCAAATCATACATGAAGCAGCTGAAGAACTTGGCATTGATAATGTTGGTACACATACAATGCGCAAGACATTTGGCTATAAATATTACAATAAGACGAAGGACGTGGGGACATTACAGAAAATGTTCAATCACTCATCGCCTGCAATCACATTGAGATACATAGGGATAGAACAAGCAGAGCTTGATGATGCACTACGGAACTTTGTCATTTAATTTTTTAGATATTACTTTCACATAATGAGTTAAGCATAAACTTAAAAAATAGAACCCTTTAAAACCCATACTTAGTAAGGGTTTGAGATTTAGAGTGAGTTTAACAAAATATAAGATATGTGAAAGTGAGAGGTAAAACAACATAGAAAAAGGAGTATAACATGATAAAAGAATATCGCGATATATTGTTTGAATCTGGAGCAGTTAACAAACTGAACAAAGACATTAAAAATAACCCTGAAGTGAACTTCAAGATAGTTGGATACAATGTCGTTCCACAAAAGTTTGGACCAGATTGTAGATACATTCTTGTAGATTGGGAAAAAGAAATACTAGAAGATTCTGCAACAAAAGTTTCTACAATTCCAGAATCAGAAGTAAATACAGACACAGATCCACAAGTTTCAGAATTCGTCTCGAAACGTTTTAACCTTCCAGACGATCATTAATGTTTTAAAAAATGAGACAAAAGACATCTTGAAGTCTCACATAAAAAGGGTTATTATGATAGCATGGATTTCTTGTATGAGAGGGGATAGGTCGCTGACCTGTCCCTTTTAGTATTGGAAAGGAGGTTTGCCATGTACAACAAACCTATCAGACCATCCTTGAAGTCTAAGAAGTGGGAGAAGTTCCGTGATAGGATAATGCGTAAGCATGATTATCTTTGTCAAGAAAGTTTGCGTTACGGAATTTCTGTTCAAGCAGAAATGGTTCACCATATCTTTCCTGTATCTGAATATCCTGAACTTGAATTCGTTGAATGGAATTGTTTGCCGTTGACGAATAAGAAACACAATACGTTTCATGATAGAGTGAACGATAGAGTAATCAACCAAGGCTTGTACTGGCAGAAAAAGAGAAAAAAAGAATTTTTAAATTTTTTCAAAAATGAAAAATGAAAATTTTTAGTCCCCCCCTCTTTTTAAAAAATCATTTTGGCCAGTAGGGTACCGGTGAAGGGAACTTTTTCCAAGTCGGGGGCCTTCAAACAAAAAGGGGGTAAAAACTAAGCGATTTTGACGAAAGGAGGTAGTTTTTGGCTAAACCAATTACAGCGAAGTCGATTAAGTCAAAAGTTGTCAAACAGATGAAGGACTTGGGCACTTATCGTAAAGAGTTTGAAATGATCATTGATATCTTTGCAGGTATGCTCTATCAGTATCAGAAACTTGCTCAAGATTATGCTGACATGGGTTATCCAGTAACAGACACCTACGTCAATAAGGCTGGTGCTGAGAATGAGCGCAAAGTTCCAATCTTGACAGCGATGGAAATTTTGAGGAAAGACATTCTCAGCTACTCTAATCAGCTGATGATGAATCCGAAGTCGCTTGGTGAGGTAGTAGAACAAGAAGGTGATTCAGTTCTTACTGAGGTCCTGAAGTTCAAAAACGAAATCAAGAAGAAGCGAGTGACTGCAAATGGGTAATCTTGATAAAGCGAAAGAGTATACTCGGCACGTCATTTCTCACAGAGAGGAACATTGCGAGGAGAATATTCTTGCAGCTGAACGTTTCTTGCGTGATCTTGAAAATCTTGAGTTTGAAATGGATGAGGATATCGTTGATTTCGTTGTTCACTTCATCGAAAACACGATAGTCCATCAGCAGGGCGATGATATGTTTGCGGTGTCTATCCGTAACAAGCCATTACTCTTGCAACCGTGGCAACATTTCGTAGTTGTGAACCTGTTTGGTTTTTACTATAAGGGTACGAATGAGCACAGGTTCAAAGAAGCGCTTATCATGCTCGCTCGAAAGAATGGAAAGACTTCGTTTACCGCTGCAATCGCACTTGCTTATCAGATATTAGACACGGATAGCGGTTCAAAATGCTACATCGTCGCCAA